TTAGTTTCTTTCATTTCTAGTTCACTATTTCCACCTACGTGAATAATAGCTACACCACCAATAAATTTAGCTAAACGTTCTTGTAATTTTTCTTTTTCGAATGGTACAATTGATTTGTCAATTTGTTGTTGAAGTTCTTCAATTCGTGATTCGATTTTTTCTGTTTCTCCTTTACCATCAACAATAGTTGTTTGGTCTTTAGAAATAGTAACTAAACGAGCTTTACCAAACCAATCCCAAGAAAATTTATCTAACTTCATTCCTTTATCTGAACTAAATACCTGACCACCAGTCATAGTAGCCATATCTTCTAGTAATAATTTTCTACGATCACCAAAGTCAGGAGCTTTAACCGCTGCTACTTTTAATGTTCCTCTCATTTTATTTACAATTAAAGTCGATAAAGCTTCTCCATCAATATCTTCAGCAATAATCAATAACGATTTTCCTGTTCCAGAAACGCCTTCTAAAATTGGTAATAAATCTTTTACTTGATTAAATTTCTTGTCTGCAATTAAGATGAATGGTTCTTCTAAAGTACAAGTCATATCAGCATTGTTTGTAACAAAGTAATGTGACTTATATCCTCTATCGAATTGCATACCTTCTACAGTTTCAAGATATGTTTCTCCTGTTTTAGATTCTTCAATATGAACTACTCCTTCACGACCTACTTTATCCATTGCTGCTGCAATTAATTTTCCAATTTCTGGATCGTTGTTTGCTGAAATTGTAGCTACTTGTTCTAATTGAGATTCGTGGTTGATATCTTGTGATATCTCTTTACGAATATAATTTACTACTTCTTTTACTGCTTGGTCAATACCACGCTTAATTTCTACTGCATTTGCCCCTTTATCTAAATAAGACAAACCCTCATTAATAATGGATTGAGCAAGTAAAGTAGATGTAGTTGTACCATCACCTGCATTGTTTGCTGTTTTGATAGATGCTTGTTTAATCATCTGTGCTCCCATATTTTCAAGAGGATCTTCTAAATCAGTTATATTTTTAGCAACGGTTACACCATCTTTTGTTGTTAAAACTTCTCCATAATGGTTGTATATTACACAACGTCCATTAGGACCCAAAGTGGATGTAACTGCATCGGCTAATTTATTTATACCATTAACTAATCTTTTACGGGCATCTGATCCTGATTCTATTTTTTTATTCATAACTTGATTTTAATTGTTAATAATTGCTAATACTACATTTTCACCACATGACCAATATTCTTGACCATCTAGTTCTACTTTTGATGGACCTACTGCTGGTAAAATGACTTGCTGTCCTTCTTTAAGAGTTGTAGGTACAAATTCTCCTGTTGCACAATAGTAACCAGGTCCTACAGATACAATAGTACCTTTAAGACCTTTTTCACGGCCCAAATCAGGGACAACGATTGAACCATAAGTTGTTTCTTCCTCTTCTTGAGGTTTAACGATAATGCTGTTGAATACAGCTTGTAATTTTGACATAGATTTTATTTTTTATAACTTGTTTTACTTGTATAAATATATTAAACTTCAGTTGTTTCATCAAGCTCTAGTTTTTCTTCTTCAACTATTTGTGCTTCATCGATTTTTTCAACAAAGTAATACATTCCATTTTTCTTTAGAACAACGTCAGCTCCTAAATATTCTTTATATTCTTGTGTGAATTCTTCCTTAATAGATGTTTCTTTAAGGACCCTTTTAACTGAATATAGATCTCCATTCCAGTCTACTATTTGTTTTGATATTGTGAACATTATATTTCTTTTTGAACTATGTAATACGTACTTTTTATATTTTCTGCTGTGAACTCTAACTTCATTAGTCCTTCTAAATTAATTGACATTTTAGCTTTTTCAGCATCTTTATTTACTGATAATATATCCTTAAGTAAATCCGAGTTGAACCCCAATGTAAAGTCATATGGTACATTGTTTTTAACAAAATTAGATAAGTAATAAGATACTTTGTTTGAGTATTCTATATCACCACCAAACACCAATTCAAGTTGAAATTCGCCTTCCATATCAGTGGTAGGTTTTAACATTACTGTTTTACTATCATCTAATGCAGACTTTGCTTTTATTAAAGCCAATATCATCTCTTTATCAAGTGATGTTTCTAGATTGTATATATCTGGTCCTGTATAAGCACCTGATTTATTGATTGTTAATGTATCTGCTAAAGTGTAGTTTGCAGTAAACTGGTTGTCTGAAATTATTAGTTTAGAGCAAACTTTGTTGTTTTTAACATAACTTAACATTATATCTCCATTTGTAATACTAATTAGTTTTAGTAATTGAGATGTGTTACTTATACCAACAGTTGAATCAGATAAAGTAAAACTAGTGTGAGTTACTTCTCCAATCATTTCTTTGGTGGGTGAGGTAAATTTAATGTTTAGTTGATTATCTTTAATATCCCATTTAACGGCTTCTACTAATCCGTTTAAGTAGTATTTACTAATTGTGTTTTGTAATTCTATTTTTGATATCATATTAGTTGAGGTATATCTTGTAAATCATTGGCTAGTTTAGTATATATTTGAGTTGATCTAATATCTTTATGTCCTAGAAGTTTTTGGATTTTATTTAAATCTACTTTTTGTTCGTATAAGTGGGTAGCATAACAATGTCTTAATATATGAGGATGAAATTGATTTCCAAAGTATTTTTTAACTATTTTTTGAATAGAGCCTTCTGAGTATTGAGGGAAATTTTGTCCTTTAAAGAGATATAATTCTGGTTTGTATTCGATAAAATATTTTCTAAGGAGTTGGAGTAGGTTTTCACTAATAGGGATAAATCTATCTTTAGATCCTTTACCTTGAACAACTTTTATTAAATTTTGTCCTTTTAAAATATGTTCAATCTTTAAATTAATTACTTCACTTAATCTAAGACCACAACCATACATTACACTACAAATTGCTTTATGTTTAATATTCAAAATATTTTCCAATTTTAATTTAATTTCTTCTTTAGACATTAACGTTGGAAGATACTCTTTTTTCTTAGATCTAACAAATTTAAATTTCCAGTTTTTTCTTTCTAAAATATTTAAATATAAACATTTTAAAGATGCTATTACTTGATTTTGTTTAGATCTAGAAGAATTTTCAAAATTAATCAAATATACATTTATGTCATCCATATTGATATGGTATGGGTTTTTATCTTGTAAAAATAATTCAATTTCTCGTAAATAACATTTTATTGTTTGTTGAGAATTATATTTTTTTGTTAAATAAAACTTACATTTTTCAACAAAATTAATATTTTTATCCATATAATGTGTTAATTTCTAATATTTTAAATAGTGTGACATTTAAGCAACCGTTATGCGCTATTTTTCTAAGTGGTGTTCAAGTGCTACTATCAATCCGTGTGCTACATTACCTTCCTTGTCTATCAACTCCCATAGGTATTCTTCCAGCTTATCTTTCACATAATCCGTGTCACTTTCATCAGCTAATGGGTCTGCAATCAAACAGCGCATAACATCGGCTATATGCAATGCCTGTACTTTGTGTACTTCTTGTAAGTGTTCCTTTGCTTTCATGTTTATCGTTTTAAATTAAGTTATCGTTTCAAAATCGGCACTGACATATAGCCGTGTCCGTTATAAGCAAACGGTAGCTACTAATTAATATTTTTTGCAGCTATTTTAATAAGTTCGTTATTTTTTCTTTATAAAACTCACAAACAGGAGTATAAATAAAAACAACTGAAAATATAAAATGAGCTATTTTAAAAATAGTGTTATCTGTTTCATATTTTGTTTTAAACATTCCTAAAACTAAAGCCGAAAATAATATTGTAATTATTACTATTGTAATTTTTTTTGTAGTTGTCATATTATTGTTTTTTAAATTAATTTTCTATAGTAACATTTGTAACCGTCAGCTTATAACAGCAGCTAATAAACATTAAAACGATTTATTAGCTGCAAAACGTTATATTCAATTATTTTAAAACAAGTTCCTCCCCACATAGTGAGTAGTACAAGTTCTGTAATTCGTGAACATATTTAACGTGCTTATAATGTGAATAAACCTCAAACCATATTTCTCCGTTTGATTGTACTTCCAAATTAAAAAGCCCTTGCACCCAATGATACCAAATACTTCCATCTTCATCTATATCGGGTTGCTTTAATCTCTCTGGCATATCTTCGGTTATATTCTTTTTTATAAGACCTAATTTTTCTAACCAATCATCTGTTAATGGTATTGGCTCTGCTGATTTTAGCACTTCGCTATTAATCATTCCTACTTGTAAATGAAGCCCTTGTTCATCTATCCAATTCCCTATTCTTACTTCTTTATAATCCATCGCTAACTTGTTTTAAAATAACTAAATATAACACAACCTAAAATCAAACCGCCATCACCAAACCGCTTATAAAGGCGGTCAGCTTTTAGCTTGATACCGTTAGCGGTAATGCTTTCCGACATACAACGTATCTCCAACATTCCACTCTTCATTTGTTCTAATTAATATTTCGCCAAAATTATCTCTTACGGTATATTTCCATTTACCATATTGTCCATCGTTATTTGATTTTGATTCAACTACCATCCCATTATTACCATACCAAATTCTGTGTATTGGTTGGTTATCACAACTACTGAATAGCACTACCGCTAACAGCACATAGGCAAAAAAGCCGTTCAGTTTTCTATTTGACATTTTGTTTAAATTTTAAAGTTTATCATTCTAATTAAGTTCTTGTTTCGGCTTCTTCGCCTATGTGCAAACCGTTAGTACCAATAGCCTTTGATGTTTAATCTTCGGGAGTTAATATAGGTCTATTAGGTAATGACATCCAATGTGTTATAAATAAATAATTACCATCTTCAAATAATATATCATCATCATTTCCATTATAAAAATCTTTAAATTCCTTGCCATCAAAACCTAATACCATTTTTCTAAATTGGCAATGTTTATTTTTTTAAATATACAACTAATAATTTAGGAAGCCTAACTATTAATTACATCATTAATATCGTCTAAAAATATATTTAACCATAAGTTTTCTATATTATTATTAAATGATATAAGTATATTTTGAGCAAAATTTTCTCTAGATGAATACCAATAAAGAATCTGTAATTCTGCTTTTTGTGCATCATCAAAGAAATTATTATATCTTTTAGGATAGTTTTGATAAAATAAATTAGCTGCTTTTTTTTATATCATCATCTATAATTTGATCTTGATCCCAATTCCCTCCAGTCTCATTCCACAATTTTTTAAGTTTATTTTTATGAGTAAGAACATAATTAGTAAACATATCTTTGTCTACTTCAAGATCTTTATCTCCACTAACAAAAAAAGCATCTCTTAATGTTCCATTATCTAAAAATTCAACAGGAGGAAGTTCTTTTTCTTGAGCATAAGCATCTAAGTAATCCTTTTCATATGAAGATAAACTATCTATTCCTTTAGATGAAATTTTATCTAAGATTTGGTCTATATTGATATTTTCATTTAATACTTTTTTAATTTCTTCCTTGATGATTTGGCGAAGCTGCGAGTGTTTCATGATTTTTATTATAAATATATTAATGTTTTTCCTCCCACATAAATCCACCAGCTGTGTTTTGTCGCCCATTTATAGTAGCTCTTATATCTACAGAACTAATACCAGTTTGTTTGGCTGCTTTAGCAGCAGATGGGTATTCTGCTATAGGTATTTTTACTATTTCATATCTATATTGAATAATAGGTATTGGTGTTCCTGACGTTTTTCCTGTTTTTCCTTTACCATTTTTACTTATTTTAGCTCTAGTTTCTTCACTATGTTTTCTACCTATAAGTTCAGGTCTAGACATACCTTTTTCCCATCCTTTAGAAGATAATGTCATATTATAAAAATTTGGGTCTTCTACTACATTATAAAATTTTAACCAATATGCTTCTCTTTCTAATAATTCTTCTTTAGATGAACAATATTCTAAAATTTCTTTTTTAAAATTTTCTTTACCATATTTTTTAATAGCAGATTTAATAGACTTACCTCCTCCAAAATAGCTATTTCTATTCCATGAATCTCTCCCTATATATTTTTTATTATTAATAAGGTTTGTTATTTGATATATTACCATAATATTTAGTTTATATAACGGGGAAATACCCGTTTATTATACATATTATGAAAAATTAAAAAATCGCCCTACATTTTTATTTAATGCTGGGAAATCCCAAGAAAGGTCAAGATACAATGATTTTAATTTATTAGCTAATAACGAGTCAAATATCTCCTCAACATCAATATATGTTTTAACAAATTCTTCTATTTCTTTAGGTACTTGAGCATTTGGAACAGCAATTGTTTCTAGATTGTAAGGGTTTTTCTTTAAGTTAATAATGAATATTTTATCTCCTTCTATAATCGATTCATACTTTTTATCTAGTTTTTTAAATCTAAGTAAGTCATTGTAACGTACTGCTGCTTTTGTATTTGCAGGTGCTTTTAATCTAAATGAACTAAACATATCTCCTGTACTAGCTGGTATATGGTACTTATGAATTTGCTTTACTCCTGTAGGTTTTCCTAGTTGTTTTGGGTCTAGTGTTTTTAAAGATTTGTAGAATGTAACTATATCCTTATCTATTTCAGATTTAGGTTTACCAAACAATATATTTTTAATAAAATCCTCTCCAAATTTCTTAAACAACTTATTCATGTTGGACTTCATTAATTCAAGTCCTTTCATATCTAGTTCTTCTACAGCAACACCTTCCTTATTAGTAACATACATTGCATAACGACGTTTACCTGTTGTAAGTACTCCAGCACATATTACCTCTTGTTTTAATTGGAAGTAATGGGTGTTTGGTTCAATGTTGTATAAGCTTTTACAAATACGATTTAAGTCAGCGTTTGCTTCGTTTTGAATTTCCTGAGCTAGCAATAGTATTTTATCGTTTTTTTCTTCAGGTTTGAAATTTGGATATCTATGTTTAAGTAAGTCACCTAATACTATGTAAAGTGAATCTGTATCTGAAATGCAGATATGTTGCTTTTCTACTCCTAACTCAGTATTTATTTTATTATTTACAAAGTCAATTGATTCACAAGTTAGTCTTTGTCCTGAATTAGTAATAGCAGCACTACAAATTAATTGACCATCAGTATATCTCCATCCATGAATGGCAAATGTACCATACATTGCATTTTGTAAGATTTTAAAGGCGTGTTGGAACAAATCATACAATTTATAGTTAGCCCAATCCTCTTCTCCTCCTGCTTTTTTCTTTAAACCTCTATAGTGCTCTCGTTTATCAAACCAACCTGCTAAAATAGTTGACACAACACTTTTTTCATCAGTCCTAAACATAGCACCTGATGCTGAAATAGTATATTCATTCTTCTCTATTAGTTTAATTAAATCTCCTATTTTGATTTGTGCTGATTTAAGAGTGTAGTTTTCTTTATTTAATCTTTCAACAACAATTTTCTCATCAGGATCTCTTAATTTAAGTTTTTCTAGTGAGTGGTTTTGTTCATAAGTTGGATTGTCTTCTACTCTAATTCGACCTACTAATGTTTCAATACCTAAATTAAGTGACTTAATAATTGAAGGATATAGTGAGGTAAAGTCTAAATCAATAACATCAAAATATAAACCAGGTATGGGTTCCAATAAGTATCCACCAGCATAAGATGAATCATTTGATTTTAACATTGGATTATGAGTAGTTGGTTTGTTTGGTGAAACAATACCTTCACGTTTAAGATGCTTTAAAACAGCACCCTCATTCATTACAGTGTTGTAGTAAATACTTTCGTAAGGTATATTACAGATGTGGGAAATCATTATTGTTAATTCAATGAATTTAAGCTTTTCCTCTAATTTTTCTATAATTTCTACGTCACGTAAATTGTATTCTATAAACGCATTTAAATCGTTTTTAAACAACGTATTTAAGTTACCTTCATATTCTAACTTTCCTAAACCAACATACTTAGTTCCTATTTCTCCTAATTTATATGATGGTTCTTCCTTCATAATATACTTTTTATGAAGCAACATGTAATCTAAGTGATTGATACCTCCTATAGTGATTTGTGTTTCACCAGCAAAATCTCTTACATTAATCTTTTTAATTGGTGATAAACGTAATACTTGTTCTCCACCTACCACTTGTTTAAACCTATGATAAACATAAGGCATATCAAAATAAGCACTATTCCATCCTACTACTATAGTTGGATCTAGTTCTTCCCATTTATCTAAGAATTTCTTAATTAGTTCTTTTTCTGAATGGCAAGGGATGATGTGTTTACCTTCTTTATTGTATTCTTCTATTTCTTTACTTTTGTCTACAATAAAACATATTTTTGTTTTTGTAGTCATATCTATTAAGGCAATAGAAGTAATAGGCATAGGAGCAGCTTTAACATATTCTGGTGTTAATGCTCCTCCCATTTCTATCTCAATATCTAAATGTATAATATTGTGGAATGAAGGTACTACGTCATCATATTTGTAGTAGAGTTCCCTTAATACAAGTAATTCTTTACTAATATCTTTTTCTAATAAACTAGTATCTTCTTTACTATATTTTTTAGTAGGAACAGCCCATCCACCTGTTAATACAGGTTGAGCACCTTCTCTCCATTCATCAACTCGTTTCCAATAAGTAGGTTGGTACTGAAATTCGTGCCAGCCTACTTCATCGTCTCTTAAATGATAAGTGTAAGTACTAAAGTCGTAGTATATTGATTGATACATTTATTAAAAGAATTTCTTTAAATCTGGTTTAAAATAGTTTATTGACTTCATTACTTTAGAATCTCTAGTTCTATAAACAATCCAATATTCTCCTACTTTTTCAAAATGACATGGTTCACCTTGCTGTTCAGAACGAATAAAAACTGTTTGATTAGCTTCCTCTTCTGTTTTACAAATCTTAGATAAATTAGATGCTTGTACTTCAGCATAACCTGGTTCAATTTTATCTTTTAAACCAAACACCAAAGCGCCATTCCCTAATCCTACATAAGTAATATCTAATATAGCATCTAATACTCCTACTATGTCATTTTCTTCTACTGCTTGTTTTAATTCATCTAGCTCTTCTTGTATAAAATTAATTACAAATTCAGCATCTGCTTTATCGATTGTTGGGGTGGTTCTGTTCTGCCAGCTTTTACCCATTACTTCATTAAATGTCTCTACTTCAGAGATAAACGGTACTTGTTTTTTTTCCATAACTTTATTTTTTATTTAAATATAAGAAAAAAGGCTTGGTAAACCAAGCCTCTTTAAAATATTTGTTAATTTAATCTACTATAAAGATTTCCACATTTCAATCATTTTAGGATGAGGATAGATATCTACTTTATCTTTACGAACACTGTTGTGAGTGTAAACACCAGGTTCACCTTTTAAGGCACGTTTACTTATATCCCAAACATCTTCATTGTATGTTAAAGGAATACCATATTTTAAACCCCACAATATTAATAAGTCTCTTACAGCATCTATTTGAGCATCTGTGTAGTTATGAAAGAATTTGTATTTTTTAAATGGAGTTGCAAGTTCACATACTTCATCAGCTTTAACAATACCTCCAACGTAATTATAGTATTTACCATTTGTGTAAGATAGTTGACCCCAATTACATATTTCAATACCTATTGATATTTTGTCTAGTGACTTGTAAGGTATTCCATTGTAATTAAATATATCTTGCTTTAGTCCTAAATGGTAGGCCCATTGTTTACTTGAAAAACCTTGCACTACTTCACCATCTTCCCATTTAGCGTTTACTTTTGGCTTTCCTCCAACACTTACACATGTTGCAATTCTTTCAGGATTGTTTGACCACCAACCAAAAGTTCCAAACGGATCTGGGTTTCCAGCGGTATGATGTAAATATATTTGTGTTTTTGGGTGTTCTTCAGCAAAATATTGTGATGCTGGGAACGATGTTTGTGTTAGTTTCATGGTTATGTTTTATGATAACTATGTACTAATTTGATAAAGGTGCTTTAATACTTGGGTGAGATAGATAATCACTTAATTGTATATCTTCTTCTAATAAACATTTGCAAAAGTTATCATCTTTAAATGCTTCAAATACTTTAACAGCATCTAACGGACCTTCACCACACTCACCACCTTCATAAGGCCAAAATTCTGTATTGATGTTTAGTGTTGGTAATGGATATGGTTCTCTTGTTCTTGTTAGGATACCATGTTCAAAACATAGTCTTCTAATTTCATAACTTGAAGAGTAAGAAGATAATTTAACTAAAATGTCTTTATCTTTTTTTACATATTCTAATAACTCCTCGTCAGTCATCTCTCTACCAATCTGTTCTTTTGCTTGTTCAATATGATTTGAATATAAATGAGTATCACCTAAGTTTCCAATTAGCTCATCAGGAACCATATTAACTGATTTAGCAATGATTTCTAATAATAATCCATAAGATGCTATATTGAATGGTAAACCTAAGAATGTATCGATGCTGCGTTGATTCCATATTAATGATATTGATCGAGTTGGGATATTCCATTGATTTATTTCTGAGTGCGATAAAGTTTCTGGGCCACCTCCATTATAGATTTGATTAAACATTTCCTGAGTAACTAATGATCTTCGTTTTACTAAATCCAATTCTCTTGTATAAACTTGAAATCCATAATGACAAGGTGGAAGTACCATTGAATCTAATTCATCTACATTCCAAGCATTAACCATTAATCGTCTTGAATCTGGGTTTGTTTTAAGGTCGTTGATTAGGTTTGCGATTTGATCTATTGGTTCGTGTAAGGTATATCCAGTATTGTCTCCACTGTAATCTACTATTATGTTATCAAAATTTACCTTGTTCCATCTTCTCCATTGCTTACCATAGATTGGACCTAAATTACCCCATTGTTTTGCAAACTCATCGTCTGTTTTTATTTTGTTGATGAATTCTTCTTGTGTGTAAGGTCTACCACTTTCATGTAAGTCTTCTTGTTTGAATTTCATAACTTTTAATTTTTATATTTCCATTTAAAACCACCAGCTGTTTTAGTTTTTCCTCTTAAAACATTCTGAGGGTCTATATTTAATAGTTGTTTTATTTCGGTTTGTGATTTAAATTCTTTAATGGTATTATTTTCTAAATCCAACTGTAATATGGGTTTACTTAATTTATTTTTAAACTCTTCAGTTTTAGGTTTTTTATTAATAGACTTACCTTTAGTAGGACTAACTCTACCTTTAAAAGGTTGTTGTTTACCTAAAGTCCTATGAGGCGTGATTATAGGGGGATTTCCATCCCATTCATTTTTATATTTAAAAATAAAACCCCCTGCGGTTTTAACAGCTCCTCTTAAAACTTCAGCTAAACGTAATCCTGTAATATTTGAAGCATTACTATATGAACTATATTCGGCCAATAAATTACCTTGAAGATCAAATTGAAGAACAGACTTACTTAGATTTTGATTAAATCCTTCAGGTTTAGGGCCAGAATTAGATAACCCTATTTTTTGTTTTGTTTCTTCACTACATAACCCATTGGCGTCCCCTAATCTTAAATTCAAACCATTTTCTTTTAAAACATCATATTCCAACCCCCAATATATTTCTCGTTCGTTTAATTGTTCTAAAATGCATTCTTCAATTATCTCAAAAGTATGATTAATCCAACCATATTTTATAAGTGAATTATAAATTTTATATTGCTTTTCACATCTAAGTTTTCTATAATCATCTTCTCGTTTTTTAAGATTAGTTGATTGACCAATATAAATTTTTCCTTTTGGATTTGTAATTTTGTAAATTCCTATACTCATAATATTATGTTTGTTATAAATATATGAAAAACCGATTTTTATCAATATTTAGCCTTCATTCTCAACATTTTCTTGAGATTGTTTATACTTTTCATATTCTTTTATGTAATTAGAAAAGGAATCTCCTGTCCAAATATGACATCCATTATCAACTAAAAACTTAATGTTTGTATCTCCTCTTAAAAACCATAACAACTCAGTTACAATTGATTTCCAAGCCATCTTTTTAGTTGTGAGCAAAGGAAATCCATCACTCATTTTATGACGAATCTGTCTACCGAATACTGATAGTGTTCCTGTACCTGTACGGTCACTTTTTGTTACTCCATTATCTAAGATGTCTTGGAGTAGGTCTGTGTATGTTTTATCTAGGGTGTTCATTTTAAATTTTTAAGTATGTAATCATTCCATTCTTCATTAAGTTCATCTAATTTATTAGCAATCAATCTTAACGAATGAGATGTCCAATAACCTTTATCATCATTAGTAAACCAAAAGTTATAAAAACCACTTTCATCTCGTTCAGCATCACCTAGATATACAGTGTTGAAGTAAAAATGATATGATGGTCGATCCGACGTTGTTTTTTCAATTGTTATCATTAATAATCTCTTTTAATCGTTTAAGTTCAGCGATTACATCATCACCTAATTCAATTTTAGACATCATTGATAAGTCCATTACTTGAGATTCTAATACTTTGATTAGCTCTTGTTGTACTTTAATTGTACTATCCTCATGTATAATTTCATTATCTTCATTTAATAATGTAAGACCTCCTCCTATCCAATAACCATTATCTTCTGCAAAGTCTACTAGTTTATTAATTATTTCAATTTCTTCAACATTTTTTTTAGTTGAAATTGTCATATTAAATTGGTATGTGTTTAATCCATCCATTGTTTTTTTACCATTTGCTAAGTTAAATGCTGCATCCATTATTTCTTTTTTATTCATAACTTTTATTTTAAATATACGTTTTAAAATTCTGTATTCCTAACTATTTAATAATACTGATAAGTAGATTCCTACATAAGCTCCTACTACAGAACCTGTTACATAACCCGCCCACTGATGGAGTGTATCTGTGGATTGAGCTATTTTTCTAATTACAAAGAAATTAATTGAAGCAATTAAAAAATCGGTTATTGCCGCTTCGTGATAATGAGCTTCAGCTACTGCTCTAAAATTCATACATAATATTGAGTATAATACTATTTGTATTACACCCAATGTTGTTGCTTCTTTTAATTTAGAATCTTTGGCCATTTGTAGAAATTGAATGTAAAAATTCTTCTCTAATTAAATTATCTTTTTCCATAAACACACCACTAAATTTATTAGTTGTCATCACTGATTCAGGATGTTTAATTCCACGTAACCCACAACACATATGTTTTGAAGAAATACTAACTGCTACTGATTTACAATCCATTTTTTCACTTAAAAATGTATGAATTTGTTGAGTTAATGATTCTTGCATTTGGGGACGACGAGCAAACCAATCAACAATTCGATTTAATTTACTTAATCCTACTGCTTTTTCTCCTGGGATGTAACCAATTGTGCACCATCCGTAAAATGGTAAGTTGTGATGAGCACACATACTATTTACTCTAATTCCTGATTGAATTACTACTCCATCATAATTATCTTCATTTGGAAATGATGTAACATTAGGTGCTTCAGATAAAGAACCAACAATTAAGTCTTTAGTCCAACTTTTAGCTACTCGAAGAGGAGTATCAATTGTTTGAGGGTCTTTTTCATAATCAAAACCTAATGATTTTAAAAAATTTCCATAATGTTTAGATGCATCCTTAATCATTTTTTCGATTTCTTTAGGAGTGCGGGGTTTGTTTTCGTTTGCTTTGTTTATATATTCCATATTTTTTAATTTAATTGATTTAATTGATTTAACATAAAATTTAGTCCTTCTGCTTCGTTATGGAAAATTTCTTTATCCATTTTTATTTTAAATTTATCTAAGTAGTAATCTATTATATCCATTAATTCTGCTCTAAAATATTCATCAATTTTAGATTCAATAAATAGTTGATGGTTAGATATTTTAATACTAGATTTTGATAATACAATAGTATATTCTTTATTTTTAGTTTGAATATAAATTGTATCTGAGTTATTTAGTATATTATTTTCTTGATTAGATACTACTTTTATTAGTACGCTTTTAATTAATTTTTCATTAGCATCTAAATCACGTGGATCAAGATACTTTTTTAAACGTATTTTGCGTCTTAAGTATTTGTACTTAAAGAATGTTTTTAATTGTTTCATAACCTTTATTTATTAAATTTATTATACTTTGATAATTTGAGATAAATATATTAATAAGGTTTGGGGAAGCCCAGCTATCTGGACAAATCCCTATTATGTGTAATATTTCGTGCATACTATACTCCTCTTAAATCGTTATAAGCTACAATATGAGCTCTACCTGTAAAATTATATCCTCGTTTAATACATTCCTCCATCACATAAGCATAATTTGGTTGTAATTTATCAAATGTATCTCCTGCTGGCATTACCCAGATTTTATTGGAAGGTATTTCTAGTGTCCCGGCAAAAATTTCAATTTCGTCCCATATCCCTACATCATTTCTATCTACAACAGGTTTAAAATGGTAATCTAAATGATAATCTATCATTTTTTTCATAGCATTATAATTCATTCTAAACTTATCATGTTGATCAATCATTTTTTGATCTACCTCTTTACCTAATGGAGTTTGAGTATTTAACTTAGGGAATGAATTTAAAAATTTAGGAGATAAAGATACCAAATCTATTTGATAGTTAGTTTCAATGAAATGAGAACCTTCAGTCTCTATTGTAACATACATTCCTCTCATACGTTTAGCTATATTGATAATTTCATCAACTAACTCGGGATGCATTGTAGGAGAACCACCTGTAATCATTAAATGATTGATTTGAGGATTTGCTTCAAATAATTTCTCAATAGCATCTAATGTCCAAGTACCTTTTTCGGGGTGAATACTCGTATACCAAGAATCACAAAATCCACCTTCACCAAAATAACATCTGTGAGTACATCCTGTTGTTCTTACTAAGAAATGAGGACGTCCTGCTCTTGATCCTTCTGTTTGAACGCACACATATGCTTCAATTATTGGTTGTACTTTATTATAATCAATATTCTTCATAAATACTACTATTATTTTTATTTTCAAAAACCTCTACTTTAATTACTTTGCATCTACCAGCATCTGTTTTAGATAAACGTTCATTAAATTTATCAAATACTAATTTAGCAACCGATTCAGCTCCCATTTTATCCATTATTTGTAATTTCATTAATCCTTCCATTGCTGCTGTTTGGAAAAAATCTAAATATGGATCATCTTGTTCAATTAAAGTAGTATGATCAAACATATCATCTAACCATTCTCTTAAACCATTACCATATGGTGGTTTTTTAAAAGATCCATAATCCACGATCCAATTCATTGAATCTAATTGTTTATCAATATCTTCTTCTACAGAAGCAAACCACACCTTAATTTCAAAAGCATATCCATGTAGTAATTGACAATGTGAGTGTTGAGCTTTCCACTGTCTTAATGCAACTGAAAAGTTATCAAAGTTTTTAGCAGAAATATATCTTTTCATTTTTTATCCGTTTATAAATTCTTTAATTTTGCTTTCAGGTTGAGTACCTACAAGACGTTTTGTTTCTTTTCCATTTTCTAATAAAATTAGAGTAGGAACACTTTTTACATTATATTCAGAGGTATAAGATACATCATAATCAGTATCTATTTTATTAACTGATACTCCGGTTTGTTTACTTACTTGTTCTACTGTTGGCTTCATTGTTTGGCATGATGCACACCATTGAGCCGAGAAAAAAATTAATTGTTTCATTTTATTTATTTTATTATTTATTTTATTATTTATTAATTTTTAGGTTATTTTGTATTAAAAAACCATTAGGATTATTACCTATTGTATAACCATCTGCTTTTAAATTTACTTTAGCATATTGTAACCATAATTTGTCTTTTTGACCCTCTTTACCTGGTTTATCTGCTCCTTCAATAAATAATTGTGATGGGTTATATTTTTCAATAAACTCATTTATAACTTGAATAACTGTAGATATTATTTTAAAAAAATGTTTTTGATCTGTTTTAAATGCTTCTCCACTAAACCCGTTAACATTAAATTCTATTTCAAAACTATCGGATCCTTTTTTATGTTTATGAAATCTAACACTAATATTGTTTTTTTTATCATCTTTAAAATCAGAACGGACCATATTTTCGGTTTCATCAAAAATAAAATTTTTAGTATAAGGTGGAACTAATTGTCCTATTTCTAGGAGTTTTTGTTCTTGTTCATTAAGATTTTGTTTATAATTACTATATGATTGAGCCATTTCTATTTTTTATGGTTTGTCAATATTGGTTTTACATGCACTAATACTTCTTCCCAAGTGCGTGGGATAATTTCTCCGTTTGGAATTATTTCAGCATAACTAACAGGATCCCTACGACCTACATTTAAAAATGCTTCTATACGTTCTACTGAGCTTGCTGATTTGTAGTCACTATACCATTTATCTTTAGTTTGAAGTGGTTTATAAGATGTATTTGTACGTTTATATACTTCATTAAAATCTAGTCCTAGTTGTTCACAACATGCTTCTCCATCTTTTAAAATACCTGCTTTATCTGTTTCCATATATGGAGCATAGAAATCTACTCTTTCTGAATTCCAATTGCCTACTTTAAAAGCATTTAAATCTGCTTGTCTAAAGTTTTCTGTACAATCAGGATAGATCGAGTGATCACCGCTGTGGATTCCTAAAGCCATAACACATTCAACTTCATTTTTATCTGCAATTGATAAAGCAACTGCTTGAATAATAGAACTAAATATTTTATTACGATTAGGTACTACTGTATCCTTCATATTTTCTTGAGCGTAATGTCCTTCAGGTACTTCTGCTCCTCCTTCTACTAATGTAGAATTTAGCAATTGAGCTA